TTTATGAATGCATATCCAGTGTCCGAACTTTTACTGTCGGAATGAATATTTGCACCAGAACTGATGACATTAGATGTTCCGGTATAAGATAACGATTCTGCATTTTTAAAATCTGATTCTAAGGAAAATGTGTTTGCGCCAGGCGTAAATGGTAAAGCAGTATCCAATATTATATAACCTGCCGTATTCGATTCTGTAACATATCGAGGTGAAACCTCTAATCCTGTTCCATCAGTTATTCTAAAGTACATGTTCGCATGAGAATTTGCAACGGAATAGTTAACAGACGTTGGCAATCTAATCGCGGTGCTCGTACTTCCTGCAAGAAGTGTTCCTGTTATTGGAGAACTTTTTACATCAAAAACATGTGATGTGAAAACATGAGTATTGCCTATTTGTGTATTAAATGCTGATCTATATCTCATCATATTTACACGAAGCGAACCTATTTTAGTCGAATTGTACTTGTCTACTGTTGTTCGATCAATATTCGAAAAAGGGACTGAGTGAATATCATATTCTGGATATTCCGTGAAAGATATTGATCCATATATATTTGATAATGCAATAGTGCTATCATAACTAGTTGCAACTGAATAATCTGAGACATTTGCAGTATCTCTACCTCTATCTAAACTAATTTTTGTTGGAGAGATAGTTTGAAATTCGAAACCACTAACATAAGCTTTTCCTGGATCAAGAACTGCTGAAAATTTGCCATTAGCAGAATCACCCTCATCTAATCTGATGATAAATGGATCAACGGTATAATTTCCTGATTCGTCATAAGTTCTTCTGGCTAATGTTTTTTCAATTTCACTATAGATAGGATAATCAACTTCTTTCGTTTTAATATCATCAACAAGACGTAAAACTTCAAAGAATAAAGATGTCTCTGGAACATTTAAATCTTTTACTACAAGTGTCGTTTCGATCTGAAATCTTTCTGCACCAGGCGCTTGATAATTAAATGCTCCTTGTGCCGGATCTAATAGAGAAGTATCATCAATCTCATCAATAATATTTTCTGAAAATTGAATGCCTATTTTACATGATGGTTTACTGTTAATAGTAGAAGAATTTCCGATTCGATATTTTAACTTAACAGTAACGAATTGAGGAATAACTTTAACAAAATGACCTTTGTAGTAGTAAACGCCTTCCTGTATACTTGCAACAAAAGAACCTCCAGTCGCATCACTCGATTCAACTTCCGCATAAATGTTCTGACCAAAGATTTGAACGATATCATTCTCTTGAAAAGTTCCACCATCTAGGTATTTCAATACAAGATATGGTGAACCTCCATCAATTTCTGTAGTCAATACTTTAGCGCGAACCGGGCGAGTGGAATTGTATATGACTACAAATTTATCTCTAAATTGTGAAATGTCTATGTCTTGATTAGAAAACTGGGTTTTCAATTTAACATAGTTACACTTTCTATCTAATGATACTTTTCCACCAATTATGGGACTTCCACTCTTGAAGATATGATTTCCAAACTTTTCTATCTGATTCGCTAATATAGTTTGTAATTGAGTGAGTTCTCTAGCCTGAATTGCATATCCAGGACGAAATAGTATTCTTAAAAAATTCTTGTTCTCATTGAAATCATCATAATAAGGATCGTAATTGAAAAGAGTAGTCATTTATTCCTCGTTAAAAACTCAATATGAATCGGATTCTTTCAGTTTGAGCAGAATCTCTGGTGATAGGAAGTCTATCTGATATGTATAAAACTTTTCCGGAATACAATTTTAGAGAAGGACTTTCAAAACTATTCACAACCCTCTGCGATGATGAGGTTAATCCGGTTATAGTTTGATTGTTGATAAGTGTGCCTTTTACATTATTTAGATATAAATCTCTATTAACACTATCAAAAGATATCACATCGGCTGAAAATGATGGATTCAAAGTTGATCCCTGTACCACTTTCTCATCATTTATAAAATTGCCTACGCCTGGTGAAACTCTAACTTTGGTATATAAACTATAAATTTCAGATGTAGCCAGATTGTTTGTTCCATAAATGTAGGGATTATGCAATAAGACTATTTCTCTAAAATCATTATCTACAGGCAGTCTGTCCGCTTCATTTTCAATAAAGTCCACATCAAACATTATAGTAGATGCACCCAGTTCATGAACAGGATCAAAACCATGCCCTCCAACTGGAGATATTGATATCGATGCTTCGGCTCCAGATCCTATGCCGCCAGTAACATCAGTAAATATAACATTTGCGAAGGTATAATTTTGTCCTCTGCTTTGAATAATTACATCTACGACATTTCCCGAAACAACATTCGCTTTTAATATTGCACCACTTCCATCGCCATCAACAGTAATTATTGATTGTGTGGAACCATCTGTATAATTGTTTCCTTTATTTGTTACTTTAATTATATCGATTGATGAAGATTTAGCAGCAGCCTTTACGAACTTATTTTCAGTTACCGGCATCCATTCCTGGCTCAAAAATTTCTGTTTTTGTTGTGATGTTAGTGTATAAAGATACTTCCACTTATATCCATCAGCAGTCTTTATGAAAGGCTCTTCTAATGATGTTGATGAAAGGAGAATTTCTGGTTCAGTTGTCGAAGATATGCCTGTCGTTGTTCCAAAGGGAGCAGCATTAGATAAACATTTGAAAACCTGATCTTTTGTATTCAGCACATAAAAATTTGTGTTTGCCTCATATGTATTATATACCGTATTAGCTGTCCAGTTAATTCTTGGAGCCACGAGGGATGCATTTTCTTGAGACAGTCTTTTTGCTAAAATACCTCGTTTAAAATAATCATTTGTGCTATTAATATCTTCTTTTGGAGTAGGAACCGTCTCGGTTCCATTATTCCAAGGATTTTGTTTAGCCAAAAAAACATACATATAAGACTTCTTATTCGCGGGTAAATAAGAATTGGCTGAAACGTCCAGCAAATTTAAAATTTGCTTGGACATCAGAATGGAAAAGTTTTTTGTTAGTAATGAAGACATATGTTTATTTATCTGAAAGACTGAACGGTTAACAGAATATTGTTTGCATTGACACTAAGATTTCTATCAGCATAGATTGTATTACCGGAAACAGTGTTCACAGTAAGAACAATATCATTAATTAGATTCAATGTGACTGAAGTGGACGTTGTGAAAATTTCAGTGTTTAAATATAAATGAGTTGAGTTTATGACTTCTTTGACAAAAACAGTATTTCCAGTTGATAGTTGTAAATTCGCTCCATCATAAACGTCATTTATAAAATTAACAGAATTTGAATGTCCAAAAAGTATATTGGAGCCAGAAATGACATTAACAGTATTCGAAAGTGATTTGGAAACAGAATTTAATACGATAATATCGCCTGTTGATACACTGGTTTCCAGATTCGCGGATCCATTAGATGACACTATATTACTCGATCCATTCAACACATTAACTGTATCAGATAAATCTTTAACAGAAATTATCGCACTATTCGAATTAACTTGTTTTTGTAAACTATTATTAATTAATTTTATCGCAAATGTTTTCGTTCCTGCTGGATGAACTATATCTACCAAAGGTTTTTTGAACTTATTATAGTCTGTTTGGCTTTTTATGATGTATGAGAAGTTGTGATATTTTTCTCCATCTTGAATTTTCTTATCCGAACTAGGTTGTCCATCAGTATTCAAATAAATGCCAGGAAGTCTAATTAGACCATTCTCAAATCTAGCGGTTGCTTTTGCTCTTCCATCACCATAAAAAGTATTTGATGTTATATCAGCGGTAACAGCATTTATTGAAATTTCACTATCATAGCGCAATTTCAAATTAGGATTATATGCGCCAGAATAATTATATACTCTTAATAGACCAGTTGCTTGATCATAACTATCAACAAACGCTCTAAATGATGCTGTAGTATTACTTGTTCCACCCTGATAAATTAAAGTGTTTGAAACAAATAGTTGTCCAGGAGTAATATTCGTTGTCAATATATCAATATTTCTAAGAGAAATCATAGGAGCAGAAACGTAGTCGTAACCATAACTCACGATTCTTATTGAAGAAACTGAACCAATTCTGGTTGTTGTGTAAGTTATTGCTTCTCCATCACCCATAATCTCGGATACCTGTAATATGGCTCCTGTTCCTGTGGAAATAACATTTGGTGTTGGTAAAGAATCTTTTGTGTATCCTTCTCCTCCAATAATATATGTACCGTTTGCAACAAAAGTTATTTCTTTTATTCCTGAATTCGGTGTGTGTAGACTTGACACTATAGCATTAGCACCATAACCAGAACCACCTTCAAACCGTATCACATTATTAACCGCATAGTTAGATCCACCATTTATTATATTAACTCTGCCTAACGATCCTAAATCCGAAATGACTCTTTTTCCAATCAGATAAACAGAGACACCGATACCACCAGAACCGGTATATGTATTCGTGAATGCCCTATTAAAATATATTCTGGTTGTAGTAACATCAGTAACTCTCAAGTAATCCTCATAATGTGGATTATTTCCTTTTATTCTAATATAATTACCAATTTGAACAGCAGAAGAATAATTTGCTGAAGTATTTTCTATGTAATTTCTACCGGATTGAATCGAAATATTTGTATCTAATAGTAACTCTAATGCATTCTCATTATAAAAACTGTATGTTTCCAGAGTGGGCAAATCAAGATAACCACCTCCACCACCTATTTGATCATCCAATGAAATAAAAGACATAGGATAAACATCAAATGTCTGATATGTTGTCACTACGTTTATAGTATTGGATGTTGGATCGGCAGTATTTGCATCGACTGCTGATCCCATTATTCCAGCCATATTAGCAACATTTGAATATGCTGCACTCAAAGATTCTATAGTAGTTGAAGATACATTTATCGTTCTTTTTACAGCTTGATCTATTAAATCTAGTTTTGCTCCAGCTTCAGTCCATCCGGCTGTTTGATCCCTAAAACCACCAACGAAATCGAAAGCTATGGTTCCTGTCTGTGATGGTTCTCTAAATCCAAATCCTCCATTTACGATTTGAATATCTGTTATAGATCCTTTAGTTGTTGTTCCGACATAAGCCAAAGCACCAACAGCAGTTGTGCCGAAAAGGGTTGATGGATCAGGATTTAAACCACCAACGATTGAAACTGGATCTCCTTCATAGACGGGAACAGATAGTGGATCATAACCTCTATAATATTCTCCTCTATTATTAGGATCAATTTTTATTTCCGATAGAGCACCAATCAATCGAGCATAAACTGTTATTTCAGTATTATTTTCAGTGAATGTGCAATAAACAGTTTCACCAGTTTCAAATAGTCTTTCAATATTGGAAATATAAGCTTCAATATAAGCAATACCAAGCTGTCTATCGACAGAACTAATCACTTTCTCAACAACAGCAGTTGCTTTTGATTTTTGACCTATTAAAAGTCTTCCAGCAATTTTAAATATATTATTGTCGCTCGTATCCAATCTCAATGCTAATGGTAAAAACCATTTGCCATCAGATGTTTTTATTACATCATCTTTAGGATAAAATATTTCTATTTCTTCATTATATAAAGCACGAAATAAAAATTTTATAGAATCTTGTGTTCCTGACGATTTATAAAATTGTGATACTAGTTTTAAAAATAATCTTTTGTTGGAAACTATATCTTGAGGAAAATAAGGAGTTAGGTCTTCACGAAGTTTATTTAAATAATACTCATTAGACAAATCTATATCATTCGAGTATCGTATATTTTCCAATTCTTTGTGTACGCCACCATTACTTCCAAAAAGATTGGAAGATTCTAACCATTCATAATATTTTTTTATGAATGTTACGAACTTTGGGTGCTCCGACTTTACGAAGTCTGGAAGCTGATTTTCAACTATTTTTGATGTGAGTATATTTGTCATTCAATTTGTATCGTGTTTACAGTGATTGATGATGGATCATCAGAATCTAAAACTAACATTTTATTTCTTTTAGATTGAATTATATTAATTTTTGGCTTGATATTAATCATTAAATCACCAAAATCATTTGATACTGCTATGGGATTAAAATCATTTATAGTAATTTTTCCTAGAAAATAATCTATTTGTCCAATAACACCTTCATTTTCTCTGCTTCTAAGTATTGCTTTCGTGCTTTGTCCACTTATCGAATCTGTCTTAAAATAAAAAATTCTTATTTTTCCATATCTACCCTGTAGAACAGCCGTAGCTTTTGCTAAATTTCCTGTCGTGTCATCAGGATGATTAATTATTTGTATGGCAGCAGTTGTATATCCTATTCCAGGATCAGTGACTATGATAGATTCAAGCTTGCCATTCGTAATATCTGCATAAGCTTTCGCTCCTGTTCCATCACCAATAATATTAACGGTAGGTGTTCTTGTATAACCATAGCCAGGATTATTGATTATGACAGACTCTAAACCTGTAAATGATGAGGGAATCTCTTCGAAGAAACATTCTCTTTGAACTCCATCTTCATCTATCATTGTAAATGATGGAGAAGAATAGAAATTGTCATTAGTTGAACCTCTATTTAACTCAAATCCAAAATCTAAAACATAACTATTAGATGTTGTTAAATCTGGTCTAAATTTTTTACCAACAAAAAGTTCGA